TTAGGAGTGGTAGGAGTAGTAGAAGATAAAAGACCAGAAGGTAGACATTGGGATAATTTAAAAGTACAGTATTTAAAAGACAATCCTGATATTGTAATAATGGAACAGGCAATACCAAATGAAATTAAATGAAGGCACAAAAGTAAGCACCGATCTTAAAACAATTTTATCGATTGTAGCAGGTGTTGCTATTGGTGTGTGGGTTTACTTTGGTATAGAAGAAAGACTTAACAGATTAGAAACAGCAGACACTCTCTTTGCTGCAGACCTTCTCAAAAAAGCAGAACAAGAACCTAAGAACTTAGAGATGTATATGTTAATAGAACATTTAGCAACACAGATAGAATCAATAGAAAAAGAGATAGAAGCTAGTAGATATAATAAAGTAAACATAGACCACCTTAAAGAACAAATACTTTCAATACAAAAAGATATTGAAAAATTAAGAAATGGTAATCACTAATGGTAGAAATTGTTATAGCATTAATTATGCACCTTAATGGAGATATAGTTGAGCATACTTATAAAGAAAAGATGTCTGCTTGTTTAAAATCTAAACGCATAGCACAGAGAGAAGTTAATCCTCAGTCTGTAAGGTTCTCTTGTAATAAAATAAAAGCAGAAACAGAGATATATATGGGTGCTAAAAAAATATTAAAAATAGTTTCAATGTCTAAGTAATGTATTCTATTGTTTGGTTACGCAATGATCGTTGGCAGATATTTACAAACGAGATATGGCAAACAGAAAAAGAAGCTCTAGAGTATGCTAAGCGAGATAACTTTAAGAAAAAAGATCAATGGAAAGTTGTCTTATATGATAGAAAATATTATATATAATCATGGCTATTGATAAATCAAAAATGAAATGCAACTCACCTAAACGACAAGTTCAGGGTGGTAAGAAGTTTGTAGTCAAAGCGTGTCAAGGTTCTACACAAAAAATTATTAGATATGGGGATGCCAATATGAAGATAAGAAAGTCTAACCCCAAAGCTCGTAAATCTTTCAGAGCCAGACATAAATGTGATACCAAGAAGAGTATCTTATCTGCTGGTTACTGGTCATGTAAAAAATGGTAGCAAAAAAAACTTGGGTTAAATCTAAAAAACAACTTACTATTAAATGCGGCACTTGTTTAATGTGCGATAGAGTTCTTATGTCTGACGATGGCGGTTGGATTATTAATGCTAACAAAGATTACTTTTGTGAAAACCATAGAAGTAATGAGCATAGCTGCTTTGATGAATATTTAAAACAATATAATGAGTGGCAAAGACTACACCCCTAACTGATCTTTTAATTCTATAAATTCTTTATGAATAGTTTTACCATTAGACCAAAACCTTAATCCATTAGCTTTCATTCTTCTGTGGTGTATTACAGTTGAGTGATCTATCTTAAACATTCTACCTAACTGAGATAAAGATATAGAATATTTTTCAATCATTAAATTAATAATAATACTTCTTACTCTTACTAAAAATTCAAACCTTCTATCTCCTAAAACTTCTTCTTTGTTTACTTCGTATCTAATACAAACTTTATTAACTACAGCATCAAAGGATGCAGGGTATATTTTTTTTATTTTAACTAACTTTTCAAGTTTTGCACCTTCAGTTTTTTCTTCAAATTTTTCTTGCCTGACTTTTAATTTAAACAACTGATGGTCTACTTTATTTCTATTATGTTGCAGTGCCATACGATAACCATTTTTAAATCCAGTTTTGTACAACATGAGTTCTTTCAATGTTAGTTCCCTATACATTGGTGCTTTCATGGCTGTTTTAAATTGTGTAAGTGTTTTCATTTGCGGTAGCATCCCCTCTAGTTGTTTGCACAACTTATTGTTGTTTTTAACTTATGTAATTAATGCCTATCTATCTGACATTAATTGTTCTCTGCACTCAGACACTTTCAAATATAAGCTGTAACTTTCAGCTTTTAATTTGTTTGCCTTTTGAATTGTCTGAACATACAACTTACTTTTCTTTTGTTGTTTGTCCATCAACTCTTGCAGACGAACTCTTGTTTTTTCCATCATGCTCCTTCACTGTTGTGTGTGTCCATTTAATCTCACTGACCACTACTTCTACAAACTCTCCTTTATTGGATGGGTCTGCAGCATTCTCAACGGAATCAAATTTTTCTATGTATTTAAAATTTGCATCTCCGTACTTAGTTCTTACAATACTTTTAGCCGTTTTGTCAACCATTGTAATCTCTTTCTAATATAAATTCTAGATTTTGTATGGCTTTTAATATATCCTCTTTGCCATTTTTATCAGCGTGTCTTGATACATATTTAATTACGCATCCTTCTGGAAATTCTAATCTGTTTGCTACAATGTATTCAATGGGTTGGATAGCCATGTCTTGATAATGTGAGCCGCCTATTTGTTTTTCTAATTTTTTTTTATTCATATAGTTAGGGGATGTGGCGAAGCAAAACAACTAAGTAGAAAGTCAAGGGTGATGACTAAAACAACTTCGCCACATTTATCAATGTAATTTAATACCTTGATGGTCGATTATTACCATAAGCAGGTCTTTTCGCAAAGGTTTTTTGGGGAGCAAAAGCTGGTTTTCCACCACCTCCTGCACTACTTTGCGATGATCCATCGTTAGGTGTTAGTACAACATTGATGCCACCAGTAGGTGTTCCATCTTCTGCTGTATCATCAAAAGCACATTGGTTATACCAAGTACCATTGATTGATGCTCCAATCCTCCAAGTCTTACCAGCTGGAGATTTAGGGTTAATTGGTGCTACCCAACTAGGTCTATTGTCTCCTTCTTGTTTGTCTTGATTGGGTATAAGTTTTATATATATCTTATCCATTATATTTTCTCCTGTTTGTTTATGTTTAGTTTCTTCGTTCTATAAATATTATCTAAATCTTTATAGACGCTAGGAAACTTTTTGATTGATAGATCAAACTGTTCTTTGTATTTAACAAAACGAAGGTTATGTAACCTTGTCATGTGGGGAGCTTTTTTAATCTCCTCTTTGATTTGATCTACTGGTACACTTCCTTGTTTAGAAGTGTCTTTAGTTACTTTGGTCGAGGGAATGTTTAACGCATCATATTCTTCTTTCGAAGTAATGTCGCTATCCATAACACCAAAGAAACTTAAAGCTCTTGATATTGCAAAGCTCTCTGCCATAGGCAAAGCACCTTGAAGAAAAGTTCCATTTTTCTTTTTAAATTGTTTGTAATGACCTGATGATAGTATGCGTTCAGGATCATAGGCAAGTATAGTAGCTTTACAAATATAATACTCGTCATACTCCATGACACTTGTATTAATACCTACATCTCCACCGAATACTTGTCTGAAGTATTTTATCTTTGACCACAACGATACTGTTGTTTGTCCTTTTTCGTTTTTGTATGTGCCATCTTGTTTACACAGTTCATTTATCTTTTTTATTTTATCAATCATATTAACCCCATAGTTGTTTAGTTATTGCTTGTTGTTCTTCTGTTAAATCCTTGTAGTAATAAGGATGATTTGTATCAGGTGGCTCTACATATTTTGCCATCTCTTCTGCTTTACCCTCTGATATTAATAGAAGTCTTTGTATAGTCTTAGCTTTGTTGACCATCTTTTCATAAACATATTCTAAATAATCTAATTGTAATTTTTCGTGTGTGTTATCAAAGATCACATAGCCATTGTCATTGACATAAAATAAATAAGGTTTCTTTTTAGTTGCACAATAATAAAACGCTACTTGCGATATGTGATTGTCGTCAGGATGTTCAGGTAATTTTTGTGTAGAAATACTGTAACCCTTTTTGCCTGTCCGAACATAAGGCGGTTTGCTTTTCATCTCTGCTAGTTTGTCCATAGATTCATAATCAATACGACCTAGTATATCTATAAATAAATCTTTAGGATTGTGGCTGACATATCTTTCTGATTGTAATGGTTGTGTTCCAAATATTTCTTTTACTGCTTTCAATGTTTGATCGATACATGGTTTAGCAAAGTCAACCATAGCTTCTCTTGACCACTTATCTTTCTCGTCTCTAATTTCTTGATTAGTTATTTTATCTAACTCATCTCCAAATACATCTTGTCTGTCTCTATTTTTAATTTCTATTTTTTTATCTCCAACAAATAAATACTTGGCTAACATTCGTTGAGCTGTGTTGTTGGTTAGATTACCAAAGTGCATTTTATAATTAGCAATAGATTTTCTTCTCATCTGTTGCGTACAGCACAAATAATTAATCATCCATTTGGGTATAGGTAAATTTAGTTGTGATGGACTAAAATGATCTGATCCATCTCCGCCAGACAATAGCTTAATAATCTTTGTAAATTCCTGATCTTTAGTT